ATGGACAACGACAAAATTGATCAACACAGCGACGAAATTGAAGTTGAGAGCGAAGAAAAAGAGCGCGGCAAAAAAATAGAAATAGATGAAGATCGACTCCCCTCCCGGGCGATGGCAATTCATGAGCATATCCGCCAGGATGGTGAAAAAGAGCTGGAACGCGACGCAATGGCGCTACTGTGGTCAGCCATTGCGGCGGGTCTGTCGATGGGCGCTTCGCTACTGGCAAAAGGGATATTTCATGTCGAACTGGAAGGAGTGCCAGGCAGCTTCTTACTGGAGAATCTCGGTTATACCTTTGGTTTTATTATCGTCATTATGGCCCGCCAGCAATTATTTACCGAAAACACCGTGACTGCGGTACTACCCGTCATGCAAAAACCGACAATGAGCAACGTCGGCTTACTTATGCGATTATGGGGCGTCGTGCTGCTGGGTAATATTCTCGGGACAGGTATTGCTGCATGGGCATTTGAATATATGCCTATCTTCAATGAAGAAACTCGCGATGCATTTGTCAAAATCGGCATGGATGTGATGAAGAACACCCCCAGCGAGATGTTTGCCAACGCGATCATTTCCGGCTGGCTGATCGCCACTATGGTTTGGATGTTTCCTGCTGCGGGTGCGGCAAAGATTGTGGTGATTATATTGATGACCTGGCTTATTGCACTGGGTGACACCACCCACATCGTTGTCGGTTCTGTTGAAATCCTCTATCTGGTGTTTAACGGCACGCTGCACTGGAGCGATTTCATCTGGCCCTTCGCACTACCTACTTTAGCGGGGAACATCTGCGGCGGCACCTTTATCTTCGCGTTAATGAGTCATGCACAGATTCGTAACGACATGAGCAACAAGCGTAAAGCAGAAGCACGCCAAAAAGCAGAACGTGCGGAAAACATTAAGAAAAATGATAAAAACCCAGCATAAATGGCGAGGGTTTAAGCAATCGAGCGGCAGCGTACTTACCCCGCAGTCCATTAGCGGGTATACTCATGCCGCATTGTCCTCTTAGTTAAATGGATATAACGAGCCCCTCCTAAGGGCTAATTGCAGGTTCGATTCCTGCAGGGGACACCATTTATCAGTTCGCTCCCATCCGTACCAGTCCGCAAAATCCCCTGAATAGCAAGCCTTCCATAGATTCACAGTTCGTAATGGTTCGCGTCAGATCGTTGACAGCCGCACTCCATGACGGGTAAAAAGTGGATAAAATAATTTTACCCACCGGATTTTTACCCATGCTCACCGTTAAGCAGATTGAAGCAGCAAAGCCGAAAGAAAAACCATACCGCCTTCTCGATGGTAATGGCCTGTACCTTTATGTCCCTGTGTCAGGGAAAAAGGTATGGCAGCTTCGCTACAAGATTGACGGTAAGGAGAAAATCCTGACTGTCGGAAAATATCCGCTTATGACTTTGCAGGAGGCAAGGGATAAAGCATGGACTGCGAGGAAAGACATCTCGGTTGGCATAGATCCGGTAAAAGCGAAAAAGGCTTCGTCTAACAACAACTCCTTTAGTGCCATTTACAAGGAATGGTACGAGCACAAGAAGCAAGTGTGGTCTGTAGGGTATGCGACTGAACTTGCCAAAATGTTTGATGACGACATTTTACCCATCATCGGCGGTCTCGAGATTCTGGATATTGAGCCGATGCAACTGCTGGAAGTAATCCGCAGATTTGAAGATCGCGGTGCAATGGAGCGAGCCAACAAAGCCCGCAGAAGATGCGGCGAGGTTTTCCGTTACGCTATTGTCACTGGTAGGGCTAAATATAACCCGGCACCTGACCTTGCTGACGCCATGAAGGGATACCGCAAGAAAAACTTCCCGTTTCTTCCTGCAGACCAGATCCCGGCATTTAACGAAGCACTGGCAACATTTTCAGGAAGCATCGTATCGCTCATTGCGACCAAGGTTTTACGCTATACAGCCCTAAGAACGAAAGAGCTTCGTTCCATGCAATGGAAGAACGTCGATTTTGAAAACAGGATTATCACCATCGACGCCAGTGTGATGAAGGGTCGCAAAATTCATGTGGTTCCTATGTCAGACCAGGTGGTTGAACTTCTCACTACGCTAAGCTCAATCACTAAACCAGTATCAGAGTTTGTTTTTGCCGGTCGCAACGATAAGAAGAAGCCAATCTGCGAGAACGCGGTATTGCTTGTGATCAAACAAATCGGCTATGAGGGTCTGGAAAGCGGTCACGGATTCAGGCATGAATTCAGCACAATTATGAACGAGCACGAATGGCCTGCTGACGCTATTGAAGTGCAACTGGCACATGCCAACGGCGGATCTGTGCGCGGTATTTACAACCATGCGCAGTATCTCGATAAGCGCAGAGAAATGATGCAGTGGTGGGCTGATTACATCGATGGTCGTGCAGGAGTGTAAGCCATTACGCGAATTCTTCCACGATCGCCATGCCAGTAGCACCATCACCACCGGTAAATGCCGTACCGGTAAACCCAAGGTCATACGCGCCACCACCACCGGATCCGGGAGCTGCGCCAGCAATACCGGCCTGAGAACCCGCCCGGCCACCGCCGCCAAAATACGACGCCCCGCCGTTGCCCGTCAGAAGGCTTGAGCCTGTCTGTCCATCTGAGCCGGTACCACCGTTGATCCTGATATCTCCGGTCGCCGCCGTACCTCCGTCGCCGCCGGCGGTATTGGACACGCCTGACTTCACTCCTCCTTTCCCGCCAGGAGCTGAGAACAGGCTGGCAAACGAGGTAGCACCACCATCCGCACCACTTACTGCGCCAACTCCGCCCTTACCACCCTTGCCGACAGTAATCGCGTAAGAACTGGCAGCAGACAGGTCAACCCATACGATAATGGTCGCACCCGCGCCGCCGCCGGCACCGGAAAAGGTTTCGGTGTTATTAGATGCCTGGCATCCGCCACCGCCGCCGCCACCTCCGACCAACGTTACTTTTGCATAACGGGCCAGAGGAGAGCGCGTATAGGTGCCGTTTGCATAGAACGCTTTTGGAGCGCCAAGAGAACGCCCGACAAAACCAGAGGAATCAGATATTCCGAGGTTATAACGGGCTTCATTTACCGCATCATCACCGGCATCTTTAATTTCTGACAGGTTATTACTGATCTGCAGGAACGATAACAATGATCCGGCTGTCATTAGATTCGCGACAATGTCATTTGTTGACCATACGCGCGCCGTAGTTCCTTCCTGACCACGAATTACTGTCATCACGTCACCGGATACAGACGTGACGTGCATAATTTCAGAAATTGTTTTCGTGGCCGCGTCGGTTATCGTTAATTTGAAATAACTCTGCCCTGATACAGGGGAAGGGAATAAAGCCCCCGCTCCAGTTCCCACGGTAATAACGGTAGCGGACGCGCTAATACCCGCAGCGAGAACACTCTTTGCGTTATTATTGGCTAATAGCTTAAGCGCCATATATACCCCAGTTAAATAATAGAATTATCAGAACGAACATCGCAGATAGTAAATGTCACGACGCCGATGACAGTAACATCGTCCAGGGCTTCACCCTCGATCGCTTCACCATCTTCGGTAATCAGCGACCTTCCTCTCAGCGTGGATGCCTCGCCGGCGCAGCGCGGTAATGAAGTCGCGGGTGTGAAGGTACTGGAACCCCTTGGAACTGCGCAAAACTGACTCGCGGAAAGCCGCGGCGATGTCTGAATGCCTAAACATGATCTGCCCTTCGATAAACACTGTATTCATATACAGTGGTTTTAAACAGGAAGCAGATCAAGCAGGCTAACAACTGCTATGCGTTAAACAATTATGCCTCGGCGCAGGGCATAGCTTTGAATGTACGCATACATGGAGGCCTCTTCCGCATTCGTCAGCGCTCTGTCCCAGAGCATTGCCAGCATGATCTCCGTTGTTGCTACCGTAGTCCCAGATGGTCCACGCGTACCAATACGGAGAGTGGCGGTGTTGCGCAGGTCACGAACGTTACCCGATACCAGTGCCTGTGAAGCCTGCGTGCTCTTGGTGAGGTTTTTTACATAACGGTTGCCGGCGGTTCCTGAAACACCCGTCCCGTCGATTTTCCCCAAAATAGCCCTCCACCAGGTGTCATCTGCCGCTGCAAGAGAGGTTGGAAGTCCAGACTCTGCAGTTAATACAGCAGAGTTAGCGTTCGATGCGGTTCCGGCGACACCGGTATAGGATGCGCCAACCATTTGCTGCGTGCCGACAGCCTCAAATACGATACCGCAACCTTGTGCCGTTACCGAGTTACCGCTTTCAGTAATGACATTGTTAAAGTTGGTAAATAGCGGCAGGCGAACAGTTTGAGGGGCATATATTTTGGCAACAACAATCATCGTTGGGTTTGCCATTTCAGCAATATTAGTGTCGATATAATTGGTTAATGACAGCTGGGAACTATATTCCGTTACGTGATTTGGTGTTCCTACAATGGTGGGCTGGACTCCGCCAGCCACCTGGTTTACCCATAATCCTTTAGAGCCACCAAACCACACTCCAAGCAGGCCATCCATAACAGGAACATTAATGCCCATTGAAAAAGACTGAGCATTTACATTTTTTCCAATAATTACTGCACCCATTTTTAGGCCTCTTCAGTAGCTGTAATAATGTCAGCGCCGCACCAGTTTTGCAGTGCGTACGGTTTACCATTTAGTTCAGAAATTGATTCTGCTGCTGGCGAGCCGGTTACCAGTTCCCACTTATATGTTGATAATGAGTCGTCACTATCAGCGATATTGTGAACGCCAGAATGATAGGTTTTATCTCCAAGCCAAATATTTACCGGAGCAACCAGTTTTCTTGATGCGACAATTTTAACTACCACGTCAGAAGCTAATGTCACGGTCAAATCTGAACCATACAAAACCCCCTGCGCATCTTTTATGGTAAAACCTTTATCGGCAAAACTTGTTGCCACATTTCCTACATATCCGGGAGTAAATTTAACTGGAGGGACGGGAACCGAAAAAGCTATGTTAACTGTATCTTCTCTAAAAATAGCCTCGCGCATGCGAAAAACTGGCCTTCCGCATCCCCTTTGCACTAAATCCATAACCTTGCCTGCATCGCATCCAAACCAGCGATATGAATTAGCAAACATGTGGTTGTCGTTGCCATCAGGATTCACTGGTTTTGGCAAATGTCCCACCGGATTAACAAATGTCGCCAAGCCTGGATTATTGTCGCAGAAATCAAGAAGTGCGCGAGACACCGCCATTGAATTTGAATCAGAGGTATACGTGCCACCCGGTTGATAATTATACCAGTGCGGTGGCAGTGTCTGACCAAAAATAGCCATCCCATCCGTGCAAATGTTGTTATAAAGCGTATTTAATGCAGTCATATATGCATCGTACGCCGTTGAACCATCGTTCTCGCCCTGCATCCACATGAAGCCACAAAAGCGCGATGTCTTTCCTGCAGCATCTGCTGCGGCTTTAATAGCCTGAAGCGCGGTAATTACGTGATTATAGAAGTTGGGAGTCGCTCCTTTACTGAGCTGCGCGATGGTCTTTCCCCCAACACCACAACATGCGCCGGCAAAGATTCGCGACGAATCATTATCGACCATCAACCGCTGGTTATGCAGCAACTTACCGAAGTTAAGCCAGCCAGAAAGCGGGGTTTCACCGAAACTACCGGATGAAGGGCTGAGAGTGCCATCATCTAGCTGTCGCACCTCAATTAAGTTATTGAGATTGCTGTTTCCTACCGGGCCAAACTGATCTGATGTCGTGCCGCTAACGTAATTAGAGCCTCTCGGAGAATTGCCAAGCATCAGGTTCCCGAACATGTTCAATACAGAGAGAGGCACCTGGCTATTCGTTCCGACAGAAAAAGACTGTCCATAAACAATATATATGTTTATATCTGCTGTCGGCATCTGTGTCAGGTAATAACGCTGCCGAATTGCCCCAGCGACCAGAGATAGAGAGTTGTTAGCTATTCTTGCTACAGAATCGGTGCCTGAAACCTCACCATCAACCCTAATTTTCGTCTGGAGTTTGAAGTCTTTAGTTAACCTAAGAAAAACAATCCCGTCAGGGTCCTGCATTGTAATAATGTCAGAGCTATTCCCATCAACATAGAACCTAATGGCACTTGACTCAATGCCAATATTGTTCCCAAGCATAGAGACAATTTGTTGTATCCAGTCATATTTAACTGTAATACCTAAACCTTTAGCCACTCCATTATTGAAGCTGGCGAGAATGCGACCATCCTCATCCTGAACAGAAAACCCATCCTCTGTAACTTTAAAAAAAGAAAAAATGGCATTTTCAAGCAACTCAGGCATAAGAGATACTTTGCTTGTTTTAAACCCTACCCCGCTATCATCCTCTTCTACTTTGGCAGCAATAAATCCGTCTTCATCGCAAAAATCAATAAGAGTTTCACTGTCTCCATTTTGATAAATGCTTTCTGCTACAGAATCGGCTTTCACTTTTGCCTCATCAACTGCAGCCTGTGACGGCATTTTCCTCCCGGTAGGTTCCAGGGTCCCTCCGTTATTAATAACTTCAATAGCCAGCGCGCTATCATCCGGGCTGCGGTAATACGTGGCGCTTCCTGTCGGAATATTAGCAATATCTGCCTGTGCATCAGCAAGCGTCATGTATTGCTTGCTCAGAGGGATCAGGTTTTGGCGGGCTTCATCAATAACAGCGTCGGTAGCAGCTGCCATTTTTTTAGTAGCCCCAGTCATCGTATCCCGGGCGTTACCAAAACGATCTATAAAAGTATCGCTTTCGCTGTTCAGGAAATCATCGTACGCCAGGGCGTTATCATTCAGATCCTTCATGCTATTTGAAGGTCTTGGATTGCCGGTATTATATCTTTTGTCCATACCTGTTCCTGTCTTCATCTTTTCAATGAAGCAATTAAGATTGACGCCCCGCCCCTTCAGGGCTAACATCGCCTTACGTGTTTAAACGGTTAAATAAGAGAATGATTTTAATAAATAAATACACCCCTCCAACGCAGGAAGATTTAGCCAGACTGAAATCCGCACTAAATTACTCCGGAAACCAAATGGCAGGGCTCGCAGGTGTAGCCAGCGATAGCCAATGGCGGAAATACACTGGCGGAGAGAGCCCCAGGGTAATGTCAAGACACATACTGTTTTATATTGCAGCTCAGCTTGTTCTGTCTGATGAGCAACTTAACAATGTAATAAATAAAATGCGCGATATTGGCGCGGAGATAAAATAATGCTTGGCCTAATAAGGTTTTTTTTGGCATCGTGCGTCATTGCTTTTCACTTAACGGCTCGCATACCTGCACTTGGCAACTTTGCAGTGAATTGCTTCTATGTTATTAGTGGTTTTTTAATAACATACATTTTGCATGAAACATACAAGTTCAACTTCTCTATGTTTTGGAAAAATAGAATACTGAGGTTATTTCCGGCATATATATTTTTTCTCGTCATGGGCTTTCTTATTATAAAATTAATTCCATCCGCAAAGGAATTCCACTCAAACTGGACAGGCAATTTCTTACTTGGAGATTTATTAGGAAACATCTTAATCTTCCCCTGGGCTTTCCTTTCTGATAATGCTGTAGCAAATCCATTCGGTGCCTTTTCATCCATTTATCACTTTGCTATTGATGGTAATAGATTCAGAATAGTCACATCATCATGGTCAGTGGGTGTTGAGATAACATGTTATTTTTTGTTGTGGCTTTTCATAGCCCGAAATAAATTTACAGCCATTACGTCGATTCTGCTTTCACTGCTTTATCATGCTTACGTATATGTAGTACACCATTCTTTTGATATGGCGTATTTCCCATTCCTTGCTGCAACACTTCCTTTTAGCATGGGTTCTCTGGGTTATTTTTCCCATAGAAAATTCAAAGCTATGTATCTTTCTCCACACAAAGCTTTTTTAATAACATTTATTTGCATCGGGATTTTTATTACCAATTGGCATTTATATACAATTAATGCATTAGGTCAGCACAACATAATACTTTACTACACCAATAATGTAATAGCATTGTTTACAACCCTGGTATTATTAAAAATAAAGACAAACATACATCTTGAGAAAATACTCAAGTGGTTTGGTGATCTGGCCTATCCAATTTTTCTTTGTCAATATTTTGGTGGATTTCTAGCATGGCTTGCTATTGGTGGTGAAAATCGTGGCTTATCCATCTTTTTATTAGGCTACCCAATATCAATTGCACTTGGGATCGTTTGTGTAATATTAATAGACAAGCCACTAATTAAAATTAGAGCAAAAATAAGGGCGGACGCTCAAAGCAAAAATAATCAGGAAAACTCTTCAAGGTAAACTAAACCATTCGCTCCTTTTCCTGATGAATAGTTACCATTCCCCCCGGCACCACCTGAGCCGGGGAAACCGCCATTATCGCCAGAACTACTGAAGTGGCCATTGCCACCTGTTGATGAAAATGCAGATCCTCCAGTCCCGCCAATAAAAGCATCAGAACCATAATACAGACCACCTTGAGATATTCCGCCAGTAACATTTAAAATGTTCCCGCCACTTCCGATACCTCCAGCAGGAGCTGTAGCCCCGCCACCACTCCCTCCAGTAGCTGAGATTAAACTTCCGAACCTTGTATCACCACCATTCCCGCCTTTAGACGAGACACCAGCAGCAACAGCACTGCCACCAGTACCTATCGTCACAGATATAGTTTCTTTATCAGAAATATTAAATAACCCTTCCGAAAATCCACCAGCACAACCTCCAGATGCGCCCACACTAACTGGAGCATTCTGGCCACCTCCCCCCGCTCCCCAAACTTTCACCCGCACTCTTTTCGTCCCTTTAGTTGGAGTGTAAGTCCCTGACTTAGTAAAGGTGACAATATTAAGCAGGCGACCGCCACCAATCGCTTTAAGAACCTGTGAATCATCATCAGGATCAAGCTCAAGCCCCGAGCCCTCAACAACGTTTACCAGCTCACGCTGAAAGGTATTCATCATCTCAGCATTAATTATTGTCGGTGAAATACCATTAGCGACATTACCATTAGTGTATTCACCATTAGCATCAGCGGTGTCAGTTGTACTGCCAACTTTTCTCATATAAACCTTCTTTTTAAATGTCTGAATTAAACGTAACCGGAAGCGATATCAAATATTCTGGCAAACTCAGGCGTGACTTCGTAAACCCCCTCATCGTTAAAACCGAAATAGATATAGCCGAATTTGACCAGGGTGTATGAGGGGGCGAGGGCATTAATCCGGCATTCAAGCTGACGATTACCCCAGGAACGTAATGGATCGCCACAATAACTCAGACCTGCACGGGCATAAGTTATCGTTGTGTCTTCCGCCTCTACCAGCCAGACAAATGGCCAGTCATCCCCATTTAGCCCGTCACCACATACCGATAAGCCAGCACGCGCCTGCCGGTATTCCTTAATCGAAATCGTATAACCCATTGCTGCGGCAATACTGATGAAATAGCTCTTTGACTGCCCGCCGGTGCTGATGAGTTTCGATACAATGGCAGACTGACGCTTCGCAATCGTATCCACTTCGCCAATTGAGCAATCATCAGGTAAGCCGAGTGTTTTTTCCCACTCGGTGAGCATAATCGTCGCAGTTTTTGGAAAGGCACCGCGCAGCAATGCGAGTGCGTCGTTATCACTACGCTGGAAACTGGCCGCAATGGCCCGCAGTACAGCAGCCTGAACAGCTTTTGGATCCCGTGTCCACGCTCGGCCGGTGGGGATAAGCGCCTGCAGTGCCTTCTGATAATCGTCTGTTGAGAAAAGGCTCATGTGTAGTTCACCTCACCACGAACAGCCAGCTCCCCAACTCCCGGCTCAATATTCGCAGAAGGCGACACAAGGATATAACCTGAAGTACCGGCAACATCCCCTATCGCACGGTTGAGATCTGAAAGGTAAATTTTCCCTGTGCCGAGCGGGTTAGCGGATTCAAACAATACCCCGTCAATCGCATCCGCAATGGCCGCAGTCGTTGCGCTGTCGGCATCAGATATCCCGCTTATTTCAAAATCGATAACGCGTTCGATGGGAGAGCAGACATAGTTAAGGGAGGTAACCGGCGCAAGCGGATACATATAATCGGCAACTCTCCCCTGATCCCCGGTGGCTTTTACAGCCCCCCACTCTTCCAGTTGAGAGACACCGTCAGTTCCTACAGGGAATCCATGATTGGTTTTATCATCGCCGTCGCACATGATGTAAATCACCACGGTACCCGGCCCCATCCCCCGGCGCCGTATCCATGCCCTGGTGATCCCCGACACGGATAAAGCCCAGCTTTTATAATCAGTGTCACTCCCTCCCTGCGGGGGATTCTGATACGCCAGCAGACCACGTAATCGGAAATCCTCTTCACTTTCAATGTTAGCGCCGCCGGTGGCAGGCTCAATCAGCGTGACCGAGCTGTCTATGCCGGGGGCATTAGCATCCAGTGTAAGAATGGTGCCAGCATCGGCATTTCCGGAAGCGCCTCCTCCTGTCACATCGTCTGTGATATCCGGCAAAACCGCTGTTACGGCGACCGTCGCACTGCCAGTGGTATTTATCGTTATGGCGTCATCGGTTATGTACTGGTAACCATCATCACGGTTTAACACAGCCCCTTTTGACAGTGTTTTTCCCGGTGTTCCGGTAACTTTCGCCGCCGGAGAGCGTGCTGCCGTTGCGGCTTTTCGGTAAATCTGCTTTAGCGCCATCCATCCGGCAAGCCACTCATCGGTAGAGGTGAAAGGCGTGCTCTGACGGGCAATATAATCCAGGTAGGCGTAGTGCAGATGGGCCATGCCCGCATCCATATCAGCGAGCACCTTAAGGTTGCCAAACCGTAACAACGCGCCAACACTTTCAAGCTCTGCCTGCATAAACTGGCGATTCTCCTGCCGGAGCTCGCTCAGTGTTTTCCGCTTAAATGGCATTATTCAGTTGCTCCCATAGCCAGAAGAATTTGAACTCCTGCCAGTCCCCCGTCGGCGGCAAATACCGGATGATGAGGTTCAGCCTGTTCGGGAAAACAATCTCTGACTGAGCCTCTATCGCTGCTGCAATACCATCCGACTTCATCCAGGCCAGAGCCTCTTCGGCGTAATCTTCAGCTCTCATCGCCACTTCGCGCGTCAGTTTTTCACGCCGCAGTAGCCACAGCCTTGAGCCAATATTCCGGTCGTTGTCCAGATCCCCCCACCAGCCGCGGCGGTCAGTTCCTTCATAATCATCATCAGCGCGCGCCAGTCCGTCAGTAAACAAACTGATAATAATGGCCGTGTGCATATCATTCTCAGATGTCAGTAAGCCGTTACCGGTTTGCCAGTCAGCATGAATGGCATCCACATCCCAGAATGAGGAAATATCACTCATACCTGACTCTCTGTTTTTTCGCTTGTGATCGTGCTATCGCCGGACTGAACTTCTTTAACGTCATGGTCATGATCGTTGTGAGCATCCCGCAGCGCTTTGAGCGTTGAATTGTTCGTCTCGCAGTTATCGATGATGTCACCCGTCACCAGGAGTTTGGGGGTAACCAGCTTTACCTGTTCCGTTGCCGTCGCGGTGATGTTTCGGGCATTGTTGATCTCTACATCTTTGCCTTTCGCATCAATGAAAATTCCCGCCTCAGTCAGATGAATATTCATCCCCTGCTGGTTATAGACCACCGTTTCGCCTGGCTTAAGCCCGGTATGCCGGTAGCTTTGATGGTTAGAGGCAATGACGACGGGACTGGAGCGGTCCCCGCCGAGAAAGGCAATAACCACATCCGATCCCGCCGGCAACCCCGATGAAAAACCAAAATCAGAGAGCCGTGGGGCGCTGGCCACTTCCAGCGGTGTCTGGTACTGGATTTCCTGCACAACCCCGCTATCTTTCTGCGTGGTAATACGGCCAATGCCCAGCATGCCGGCGATGCGCGTGGCCGATTTCTTTAAATTTTGATTCATTGGTTTAGTCCGGGTATTTGCTGGTAGAAAGCATAAGGCTGGACAGCGAAAGCCTCCGGGGGCATCAGATAAAGGCGCGCATGGGTGCCGTCACTGTCTCTGATATAAGTCACCTCTGCGATAAGCAATTCGGTGTCAGGCAGCTGCAGACTCGGGATGTTGACCGGGATAAGCGTATTCGGCTCCCATAATTTCCCGGATTTATCGCGCCAGGAATCAATCGTCACCGTTAACTGACGGGAACGGCCGTATCGGCGGTTCATCTCCCAGTCAATCGCTCGCTGAGCCTGTTGTGAAGCCATCAGTGTACTTTCAACAATAATGATCCGTTTTCGGTAACGCATACTGGCCGCCTCAGGATCGCGGGCCGTCGCCAGCGTCACCGAATCATAAGCCGTATCTGGCGAGAATCCTGCAATCGGCGAAATGCTCATCGATACGCCGACGTAATCAGAAAAGCGGTCAGCCATCGAACGGCGGTAATAAGCCTGTTCGATATTTACCCCTTCTGCGATACCGCTGGCCGCGCGCTTTGTCCCCACCCTGGTCAGAAATAAGTTACCGTCAGGCTGATCGTAATAAAGCAATGCCGACCAGCGGGAGACACGATCAAGTATTTCCTGTGGCGATTCCCCCCAGTTCAGGGAAAATTGCGGAACTTTCACCAGATCATCAACGTCTGTACTTACACCAATGTTGTAATGGGATGCGAGGCGGGAGGCAATATCAAGCGCATTACTGTTATTGATGACGTTATTTGGCCATTCAGCAGAGCAATCAACGAGATCTGCGCACTTACTGCGGCCTGAGGCTCTGACTTCATGGCGCGAACGGGAAATAGCAGGCGACCAGTCATCAACATACCCCGTCACCACCAGGTCGTTACCAAGCTTTACCTGACAAGGCATCCCTTCCTTTACCAGCTGCTTCTGGTCACTTCCCGGAAAATAATCCATCAGTCCCAGGTCAAAATCGGAGGGAAAACGCTCAATGCCACGGGTCACCCGCACAGAGTCCCATCCTTCAATGATTTTTCCGCCCACTATCAGGGAGACAATATCCTGATCATTATCCGTACTCATTGTCTCAACACCTTCATCGTCGTCGGCATAAATGCCGGATGCGGTACGCTGGCCTCCTGTATCAGTTCATTTGCCCGCGAGGCATCCTGATACAGGCGGTTGGCCAGTACCAGGGCAGGAACCGGCACCGCAGTATTGATTTGCATCAACTCACTCAGTCCGGATGAAGTCTGAGCCATGGTATTCAGAAAAGCGGTTCTCACGTCCATCAATGCCGTATAAAGATCATCATCGCCACGGTCGCCCGCCAGTAGTAACGCGGTATCCAGTTGCCCGGCCACGCGTTGAGTGATTTCTTCGGCCTCATTACGACTGGTTGGGTTGTAATCTGCAGCAGCATCCGTCATGGCTCCGGTACATAGCACTACGATCAGCGTGTTCATGGTGCCAGCCAGTTGCTGGCTGCTTTCGGAACGCTGGTATCCGGTACTGGTTGAAGCCGCCAGTTTTTCAAATGCGGCAATTTTGTCACTCACGCTACCAGCGCTGGACAGAATGCGATTAATCACATCGGCAACGCCCTGAACAAATTCCTCGACCGATACAGATTCATTCAGTGCAGCCGTTGTATCGAGCACAGCCTGGCGATCCATCACCGCCCGGGCGGTAACCTGTTCAGACAATGCCTGATGGTCTTCTGAGTCATCGGCATCACGATTGCCGTTAATACCCGAAGAGCTCCCGCCTACGGTCCCCTTGCTGTACCGCCCGTAACGATTATTCCCGAAAGTAGAATCCAGCACGTTACTGACGTTTGTTACCTCACTGATGGTGTTATCCACCATATTGGTCCAGAACGTCACGGTTCCCCTGATGGTCTGAATCCCCTGCGACACACCGCGGATCTCGCTTTTAATTCTCGCGAGGGTACTGGCAACCGTCGTACTAACCAGCTTCAGATAGTTGGTGCCAACGGTATCCCCCGCGGCGGCACTGTCGGTAACGGCAAAGACCTTTAACCCCGACTCAATGACCATCAGGGTAAATTCAAACGAACGGCCGTTGTCGGCGGAACCGGAAAACCTTAAACCATTCTCAGGTATGGAAACGGTCATCTCCCCCAGCGTGGGGTGAATGAGCGTACCACTCCCCTTAGCTTCACACGCATTGATCAATGACTGGCGCTGAGAAATAACGTCGCCACCGCCGTATACCAGACTGTTCTGGACGATAAAGCCACGGATAATAAATCGCCGTGTCCCGCGCCCCATATCCTCAATCCAGGCGGTATCACGGTATGGATATTCATGAACCGCCTGCCGCCGGCCATGACTGCCTTCCTCATTCACCACAGCAAAAGGCACGCCCCGGAACGAGCCAGGACGTAGCTGGCTCAACCAGTCCTCACTACCACCGCCCCCCATCAGAGAAGTTATTGCATCCTGGATAATTGCCATCAGGCCTCCTGAATTAAAAAACCGCCAGGGTGGCGGTTTAATAGGGTTAGTAATTCATGGCGGTTGTTATTCTGCCGTTATCCTCGACGTTATAGGTTTTCTTCTCCCCCTTATCATTGACCAGGGTGATTTCCAGCTTCATTTTCTGATCGGCCATCGCCTCTTTGAGGGACCGGGTCAGGTTTTCACTGACAGTGTCTCTCCCATTACCGGAAGCTGTCAGGATTGAGGTACTGTCAAACTTGTCCGGTTGCGGTACGAGGATGTTCTCTCTCTGCTGGCTGAGCACTCGGCTGTCACGAAGACCAGACCAGCGCGGATCACTGATAGCCGTCTGAATTGCCGCCCGTATCTCATCTTCAGAATATGGCTGCGCCCCATTCTCATGCTGAATCATGGCCGCCATGACTGACTTCAGCACCTCCGGGTTATGCAGATCCACCCGCTGATGGGGCTGAATACCTGTCGCGGCCGATACTGAATTGATATAGGACTGCGTATCATTTTCCGAGCGTGGCGCATAAGTGTGGATCATGCTGTTCAGCGTGTTATTCCCACGATCGCCATATAACATCAGTTGCCGGGCCATTGCCGCCAGCCCGTCGCTGCTGTTGTCATAAGTGACGAAACCACGATTCACCCCAGTCGCATTAGGCGCTATCCGGAGATTGCCGGGGTTATTATTTCTCAGGCCCAGTGCCTGGTTAGATGGCTGGCTGTAATTCACCTCTCCGCGTGGAGCTGCTGCACCTGCTGGCAGGATGACAGACAAATCATTTCGGAGTTGTTCAGCTCTGTCACTGGCGCCATATTGCGCGTCATAGCGTTTACGGACGGCATCAGTCATAAAGCCGGCATCCACCGCTCCGCGCTCGCGCCGGGAAAGGGTGTTATACAGCGCCTTATCACCCTGAATGCGGCGTAGCTTCCCGGCATCCTTGCTACTGATAAACCCCAGCGCATGCGACAGCCCGGTGAAATCGCCATTCGTGAACAAGTCGGTCACTCCTTCAAGGCCGTCTTTCACCGAACCATCAGAAAGCAATCCCTTAAACAGAGAGTTTTTCGAACGGTTTTTCAGCCCATCCCATGCAGCGCCCAGCTCATTCATGGAGCCGTTAACCTCGGACAATTGCCGGTTAAATTCCGGATCAACCGTCAGGCCAAGTTCATCAGATTTAGCCAGCAATGCTTTCATCCGTACGCCTTCACGCATCAGCGCCAGCATTTCCGGCGTCAACCCGAGGGCATCGGAAACTGATTTCTGCTGGTCTGGTCGCAGACTCGGGAAAACTCGTGCTATCGACTCCAGCGTTCTCAGCGTATCAACGGATCCATCGTTGTTTTTCTGGATCTGAACGCCAATCTGTGACAATGCGCCGAGTACCTGGCTGTTGGCACCGCTGGCGGCCTCCTTCAGGCTTTTAGCCATCCCCTCAATGGAGGAATTTGCACTGTCGCCATCAGCACCCAGTATCCGCATGGCACCGGACAGGCGGGAAAAATCGTCCACTCGCATACCCGCATTTTTCGCGGCGACATCGAGGTTATAGGCTTCCCTTGAGGCCTCATGGAAACCGTAGGCAATCCGTTTCAGCCCATATCCCGCCGCTCCAACCACCCCCAGCGATACCAGCTTACCGGAGAGCTCACCGACCATCTTCAGCGGCGGTACCATGTCCCCGATGTACTGAACATTATCACGGGCATTTTTGGACAGATTTTCTAAGCGGTAAATAAAGCCATTCAGTCCATCGAGGGTCTCCTGCCCTCCTAACTGGAGTCCCTCTTTGGTTTTATCCAGCTTTGGTTCCAGATCACGGATAGCCTCATTGATACGCTCAATGGCTTCCGTCGCCTGGTCGCTGGCCACCAGCTCAAAGTCGAAAGAATTACTCATCGGGTTCGGGATTCCTGAGTTTATTGATACGGGAGGCCTGCGATACCCACCACTTCAGACGGGCATAGGTCATGCCCCATGCCCTGTCTTCTGTCCAGCGGAAATAAAATGTGACGTCAGCCGCCGTTTCCTGCCAGGCGGTCAGGGCTTCCAGGTCAAAAAACCGAGCAAAAACTCCTCGCATTTTCGGAAGTCGATAAAATCCATCGGCTGAAGCACACTTTCCCGCGTATCCGTGACCAGCGAGATCAGCAGGCGCATCGCCGCCAGTGAAGTGGACGATGCCTGCTTTTCGTAGAACTGCTCTGCCTGGCTGAGCGTCGGCGCCTTCAGCTCCAGTTGCTCATAGCGTGTTTTTTGCGCCTCATCGACCAGAGGCTTGATGAGGGGAATGACTTTGGTGCGTTCAAGTTCTGCCATCTTAGTTCTCCGTTACGTCCCGGCCTTCCCAGCGAACATCAAACACTGCATCTTCGCTTTCCACTTCCTGAACGTTCACCGTCCATAGCGCGCGACCGATAATAGTCTTTCCGTTCGCCAGTTCGGCGATCACGTTGACGTTCGTCTGTTTGTTAAAACCCAGTACGTTGGTACCGCCGCTGTCGCGAAGACGGGCAGAAATATACGGGGCAACCGGCTTTTCTTTGTAGCCATGCACACCGTCCATGCCTGTCAGTGTGGTACGGTTAACAGTGGAGGTCTGATACTTGAATGAGCCCTCCACCATAACGGTCACCCCGTTTACGGTGACATAAGCGGTACCTGCCAGGCGATTAGTGGTATCTCCAGCCATGTTTTATGCTCCTGTTGATTCAGCCTGCAGGCGGAACTGGTTAAGCAGCGCGAAGATGCGCAACTGGTTCATAAGCGTTCCCGGCCACAACACATCGACGCGGTTCGGATTTGTTTTGTTCTGCTCCACGATAATGTTTCTGGCGAAGGCCTCAGCGTCCTGCGCGTAGCCGTTAAAGACCAGCGTCTGGTATTCCGCGATCTGATCGGCTCTGATGATGTTTGGCGTCACTATCGCCGCCCCCGGCGCAAAACGCGTGCCATCCGCGGCCAGCTTCATGCGACCAAATTTACTGGTCACTGCAGTGCGGAGATATCGCGTGACAAACATCAGGCTGAAGAGCGTTTCCACCTGAAGGTAACTGTCGTCTTCGTCGCCATAGCTGTTTTTCTGGTAGGTGGTAATCAGGTTTTCAATCATCACCGTCCCGTCATCACCCACGGTGTAAGTGGAGATGCCGCTGTGCAGCAGGTTGTTGCGCTCTGTCAGCTCAAAGCGATCCGCCAGGTCCGGTGCCAGCACGCCATAAACAGGCAGACTTTGTAGCGGACGTGCGGGGTCATTACGCAGGCTGGGTGCGGCGGCCCCTGTCAGTGCCGCCGACCAGATATAACGCGGTGACGGTGAGCGATACACACCAAGCAGTGACTCATGCTGGTTATTACGGTTTTCCCCTTTGGTGCCAAGCTCGGCGTAAGTGCCGTTGGTAGTGGTGAATGCGTGGCCATAAAGCTGTTTATCCCATGCCCAGCGGCCGGTTGCATCGTTCAGAAATTCTCTGATGGCATCCAGTGATGCGGTGTCATCATAAGGGTTGATGACAAAATCAAAGGTCTTATCCTGCAGGTTGCCAAGGGCATCAACAAAATCCGGCGCGCCGTTGCCGCCGGTCATGCCCGTGATGGTGAGTGTCAGGCCCGCGGGCGTCACCTCACCACCCTGAACACCGAGATAATTCAGCCTGATATCAATACCATTGCCCAGCAACCCGGCATTTTTGGCCGTCAGTGTCACGGTATCCGTTGCATCGGCTTTTACAGCAGCTGTCACCGGCAGTTCCGTTTTGCGGGTAATCGCCGCGACCAGCGCAGTGGCAATCTGAGCCGGAGTGTCAGTCGCCAGTACGGTCAGTTGTACGCGAACGCCAGCAATATAAAGAGAGATAACGCCGGTTTCTGCCGCCTGTGTGGCAACCTTGATACTGCCAGTTGCCACTGCCATCGAATCCGCATCATCAGCCAGCGGAAGGATCCAGACCTCCGCAGCAGTATCGTTTTTTTGATACGCCGTCATCATGCCATGCAGCATTGATCCTTTTCCGGTGAGCTCACCCACCGCATTGGGAGAGGAGACTTTTACCGGGATTTTTTCCTGTGCAGAGCCTGATGCCAGCATCTGACCAATCAACAGCGTTCGTTGTGTAGCCGTCGCCGTGTTGGCCATGGAGTTATCAAACTCCACATAAAAAAGCGGCACACGTAAATTGCTGGGAACTCGCGAAAATGGAACGGTCATTTAATTACGCCCTCTTTTTTTACGGCGTTTTTAACGCCCTTTTCCGGTACCAGACTGACGTCGCCATCCTTCAGGCGGCGACGCCAGAACGTATTATCAGGTACCTCCGCGCCATCTTTGGGCAAAGGCTCCCCCCTGACAGGGCAGCGAACGCTGAGCCCGTCCTTCGGTTTTACAAACATGATTACTCCTGAAGGTCTATTTTTACGCCCGGCTGCGGCGTACCGTCCGGCATGTCGATGGTGATGTCGATCCCCGCCAGCGGCACCGTATCGACCGGATAAAAGTCTTCCGGTCCCTGATAGTGCTCAATATCAATTTCGATAAGCAGCTGGCCCATATGCGCTTCACCATCCGCATCAACATCAATCGTCGAGCGGACCTCCGCATATTTCTGGATGTTCCGGGTTAACTCGTAGCTGTTAATCACCGCCCTTTCTACCTGTTCGCGGAGCTCTTCCAGCGCAACCTCCGCGCGCATGGCGCCATCATCAGTAGTTTCACTGTCGTACTCCTGAACCCGGCCAGTAATGCGAACGGTGGTCAAAGAGGTAAAGGCCGGGACATTTCTCCCCTGCGCCTTTTTGTGATCAAATGTCGTCTGAACAAGCAACGCTGGGTACAGGTCCGGCGAAGTTGCCCAGTCACGCGGGGAATACACACGATCGGCGGCAGCCGTTTTATCTTTCAGCGCTGCCACGACCATGTGTCGTATTGCGGAAGCATTCATCGGGTTTTCGCCACATTGAGAACAAGACGTGAGCCGCCATGGCTGTCCGGTTCGACGTTGGACACAACAAATAACTGATTGATGATCTGACCTCCGACCGTTTTGATAAACACACGGTCAGATACGGCAGGTTGCGGTTTACCCAACTGACGAAATTCAGCATCGCGCACCCCAAGCATTGGGCTGGAGGTGTTAATTTCTGAATCACCATCAAGATTTTCTGCAACCTGCGCATAGCCACGGTCAAAAATACCGTTAATCGTAAAAGGAGTACCGTTGCGGGGACGGTACTCATGCTCATCGCCAAACACGCCATGGAGCGGACTCAGAAGATGTAAATCCCAGTCCACGCCCATATGCTCACTCCGTTGTTATTTTCACACCACGCGCAGCAGATAACGCGCGCTGTCGCAGAGCATGGACATCGGCAATTACACCTGCGGCCAGCAGACGCTCGGCATCCTTACCGGAGACCGGAATTAGGGAGTTTTCCCGGTAAACCTCACCGTCATGGCGAATGCAGTTCCCTTTCAGGACCACAAACTCAGGTTCCGCTACTTCCTGAAAATCTTCTTCATCGTCATCCTGATCATCAGATGAATCGCCGTCTTTTTCGTCATGCTGTTGCGTCATCTGAACGCTGCCGCCGGCATTCAGGTCGTCGATATTCAGGGCGTCTTCGGTGGCGCCTTCCGCATTCAGATCATCGACCTGCTCGGTTTTAGAGATTTTTGCCATATCAGACCACCGTCGCGCAGAGGGATGCGTTTACCCGGCTCGGAATAACCAGCGGGGAGGATTGCATTAGGATAAGACGCTGGGCCGGATCTTCTTTCACCCAGGATTTTGGCGCATAGGCCAGGGGACCGTAGTTAAATGCCGGGTCCAGGATAACGCCAAAAGCGCGGGTACCCATCAGATCAGCGCCAGACATAATAACGGCGCCGTCGGGGATCATCGGCTTCTCGACATTATCAAGTGGGTCAATAAACCAGTCGTTATATAACCAGAGGTCAAAGTTACCCCAGCGACCTTTATAAATAGCGCCCTTCATCGCCTGTGGACCAGCATTAATCTGGTTACCAAACGGGCTCAGCGCCGGGAACGTGATGGCGTTATCTTTGATGGTGGTATCCAGTCGGAAAGCACGCCATGACTTGCTTGTGAACACCAGATCTGTCGCGACGGAACCGGATTCTTTCAGGAAAAGCGTCTGCCAGGTTTCAATATCATCAGAGGGCTGGGTATTAGTGGCACCCGCGGCAACCTTCAACGGCCACTTATCTGAACCACTCAGAGTGATAGTCAAATCCGGAGAGCGCCCGAAATCCACCACTTTGGTTTCATAGCCTTCCCCGGCAACCGTGACGGTACCGGACACCAGAGCGCTGGCCGCCATCCATTCCAGCCGACGGTTGATCATGTCAATCTGATCAGTCATCTCAAACTGCAGGTTCAACATTTCGCGTTCTGCGGCGGTATATTCACCGCCAATACGCTCACCAATCTGGCGGCGGATAGGTTTACGCAGGTCCGGCGCCCGCTTGTCTTTGATGTACGCCGGTTTGAACGTATTGGTCTGGTATTTACGGGACTCGACCAGCTTACCTTCCACCAGCGGGGAGACGAATGGCGCCATACGACGCAGGCCGACATCCACGTCAATCGCTACTTCTTCGGTCTCATAAGTCACGACGTTCGGGAAGAAGCGATCAAGCAGCCAGTTCTGACTGGTTTTCAGGTTAGGAACGACCTGCACCAGCACACTGGTATCATAAATATTTTCCATATTCAGTCTCTTGATAATGCCAGCTAGACGCTGGCATAAATTTTAAATAGGTCAGCGCCTGCCGGTTAAAGCATTCGCCAGGATAAATGAGGGATAAATCAGGAGGTGGTTAAAGGTGCCTTGGCGCTGTCTTTCAGGAAGATGGCCAGCGGACGTAGTGCTGTTTTCAGTTCCTGCGCAGTCCAGGAATCGTCAAAAATAATATGATTCTGGTTGAACTCGCCCATCAGGTACAGGCCGCCGGACTGATCGCCATTGGTGGAAGCGTCAACATCATCAACCAGAATGGCCACTGGCTTCTCGCTACCATCCGTTGCGGTTTTCACACTGGATGTATATTTGCCACTGGCGGTGATCATGCCAAGCACAGTGCCACGCTTATACACACCGCCGGTGATCGTGCCGGTGTCAGTGACCAGTTGCAGCGTACCGGCAATTAACTGATCCGGCACAAACACTGAACTCTTCATGCCAGGTGCAAAGGCATTCTGACCAAATTGATCCATTATTTCTCTCCTTTAATGGAGTTGTAGAGGCCGGTCATCTGGTTTACCAGTGCCGATTTACCGTTCTCTTTCTTGCCGCCATCCGGATTCAGACGGACATTATAGCTTTCCTGCATGCGCTGATCGAGAGAGCGCCCGCGCGTTGCCTTTGGTTGCAAGGCTGGCGCCGTGGATGCCAGAACATCGATAGCGGCGGCAGAGCTCATCCCGGTATTGAATGCGAGTGAAGCGGCCAGTGACGGATTCGCCGCAGCGTGCTTACTGCCGAAGATACGGGCGCAACGTTTACGCTCGGCGGCGCGGGCATTTTTCACCGCTTTGCTTTCTTTGCGGTCATCGTCGCCGTCATCTTCGGAATCGTCATCGTCTTCAGCCGCATCCGGGTCGTCACCGTCATCTTCAGCGTCATCATCACGATCGTCGTTTTCCGCGTCATCTTCGCGTTCATCGTCCCCGGCATCATCTTCGCGCTCATCCTCTTCCGCGCGACGGCCTTTCGCTTTTTTGGCCTTTTTGTCCTCTTCCTCTTCGGAAGCAGTCGCGCCACGGCCAATAAGATGAGCAAAACTAAAAGTCTTTTTCTTCGCCATTTCAGGCTCCTGTTTTTTCAAGTAAGTTTCTGAACGCAGCATCAGGAGGACACACCTCATCAGCCAGTCCAAGTTCCACACCATCAGCAGCCATAAAACAGGCAGCCTGAGTACTTTTGATAACCTTTGCGCTAATCCCCCGATTTCTGGCGACGGTATTCACAAACAATTCGCCCATGGTGTTGATGTCCTGCTGAATAGCCGCCAGCGCTTCATCTGACAGCTCTCTCAGCGGTGACCCCTCAGCCTTACGGGAACCGTAGGTGATGATGGTGACTTTGAGGCCGTCATCTTTTATCCGCTGGGTCCAGTCAAGGTGCATAGTGATCACACCAACTGAACCCACACCACCGGTTCGGGGAACAGAAATCCGGTCCGCCGCACTGGCAATCGCATAGGCGGCGGAATAGGCGCTTTCCGTCAGAATGGCATGGATGGGCTTTTTCCCGCGGGCGCCATAAATGACATCTACCAGATCGAAACATCCGGCGACCTCGCCTCCTGGCGAATCAATATCCAGGCAGATCCCTGTAATATCGGGGTCTTCCATAGCAGTCAGGAAGGCCTGACGAATGCCGTCATAGCCTGTCATGCCACTGTATGGGCGCAGACTACCCAGCTTCTGCACCAGGGTCCCACATATCGGGATGACAGCGACGCCCAACACATTGTCATAACCCGGGTCGCTACGGGATTCCCGCCCCCGGTTATCGTCGTATCCATACCAGTCATCATCCATGGCAAGAGAGGATTCGATTTTACTGATGCCAAACCGGTCCATAACGGATGCCATGATGACTTCAGCTTTACTTGGGTGCAGCGCCAGCGGTGTATTAAAAAGGCGCTGGGCCAGATGAGGTAGATTCATTTTTCCTCCGGATCGGTAATTGTCTGGCTGGCGAACTGGTCCGCCTGCGCCCAGCTAGGTAATGGAAGTCCGCGCTTCAGGCAGGACTCAATTTCCCGCTGGCGCTGATCAAGTATCTCTTCCCAGTCCTCACCCACGTTTTCACCCACTTCAATTTCGAGAGTGGAAAGGCCGGCATCGAGGCCGAGAATGGCGCCTTTTTTCTCTGCCACCGGATCAACCCATCCTCGCCCCGGCCCCATCCAGCGCGCACGGGAATACGCTGCCCGGGCATCAACAAAATCAGGGGCATCATTAGGTAGAGGTAAATCCTCGTTATCGTGAACTTCCTCCACAAAGGCCGTCAGAAGCGGCTGAGCGGTACCCATGGAAAAATCATCACGTCGGCGGGTGAGCGTTTTCCATGCCTCCAGCAAGGAAGATCGCGCAGAGCTGTAATTCACATCAGACCAGTCCTGTGTAACCTGCTGAGGAGATAACCCCGTACCGGATGAGAAATTACGCAATACTGCAGACTCGAAAACCTCAAAGTTGCTGTAAGGGCGGGCAGCGTTGACCGTTGTTATTTTCTCCCCTGGATAAAGGATCGGCATACGGGCGCCGTTCTGCAGCGTCAAACGGCGATCATTATGAAACTCTGCGCGACCATCCTGGTATGCTCCCAATCCCTCTTCGAAGTTTTCCCCCAGCGCGGACTGGATCATTTCGGGATCGTATGGAGACTCAATATACGCGGCGAAGATAGCATTCAGAATTGCTGCTTCCAGCTCGCTCTGGTCGTACTTCACCAGCATCTTCAGACGTTGCACTACTGGAGTCAGAATGCCATTCCCCCGATGCTGAGCTCCACGCTCATGGTCAAAGTCGTGCACAACGTGCGGGCGCCCCCATGCGGTTTCGCGCGGGATTCGTCGCCATGTCATTGTTTTGGCGCCACTCCACCAGTCACCGATATGTGCTTCACGTATGTGATAAGCCACAGGTGCGCCGTCAGCATCAATTTCAACGCCGCCGCGGATATTCGGCATATCAAAATTCTGCTGCGGGTTACTGAGTCTGTCGGGATCAACAACCTGCACCGTCGTGGCATAACGCCCCTTACCTGGTCCAAGGCGATCGGTGCGATACTGAAGCACCATCAGGGCATCGCCATCAATCAGCTTGTGGCGAAAGGCCAGACGCAACATTTGTGGAACGGTTAGCTTGCGCTCAACGTCACAATAACGGCCTGGGTCGTATGCCCAGGTTCTCCAGTGGGAAGCGAGTGCTTTTCCGTACTCTTCCGCCCATACTGCGTCAAAACTTTTATTACCTGTCATCATCCGTAATACACGATAGTCAGGCTTCATGATCGGACGGAAATTGGCGCCGACCGCATTATCAAGCAGGCGAGTTATGGCACCATTGGCCCATCCATCATTTCGGACCAGATCCCGCGCACGGGAAACTATACGGTCACGATAGATATTAATTTCGTTATCCGGTGACCATAGTGCGGGCTGCCAGTTCGCCAGTTGATCGCTGAAGGAATCCGCGGCGTCATATGGCACCCGGCTACCGCCCGTCAACATGCTGGGTTTTGGTGCCTGATAAGGTCTCCCGTCAGGACCAAGGATTTGCACTTTATTCATCAGAATCTGAACCTCACTGGCTTCCGTGGCCTGGCGACAATTCCCAGTTGCGCCTGCAGCAACTGAATCAGCGCCAGCAGGTCGGCGAGAGAGCTTTGCTGATAGGAGACAGAGCGCGTCCCATCACCCTGCGTATAGGAGAATGAGACGCCACGGCTGCCGGTAGTCAGGTCGATATAAGCCTGCTGCGCTTTCTGCAGAGCGTCTCTGAGCTGCTCATCAGTCATCCCACCAGCAAGTAAGCTCGTGTTTCGGTTAAACATGGTTTTCCTTATTGCGGCAGGAGTTTAGAAATGTTCTTACGCTTAACAGGAGCCATAGCCTCATCCACGATGGCACCCGGTAATTCGTAATTGATTTTTTCTTCTGGCTCGGCTGGCGCCGGCAGGAACTTATCGGGATCGGCCTGAAGGTTAGCGGCCCGAACATTGAGTTTTAATCCCATATGTTTCAGCCCACACAACGCGGCATAGCTGTAAACGAGGCAGTCGAGTGCTTCGTTCGCCCGTCCGGGGATAGGCTCCCAGACACTGAATCGCTGACCGGCCACCACTTTATAAACCAGTCGCTCGGCCAGCAGCTGGTTGAAATATCCGAGGTCACGATCATCCGGGAAGTGCATATAGCCCGCACCGGCAGTACCTAAAGCTGGCGGTTCAAGATGCAGACGACCACGGATAACATCTTTCGCAGAGTTCACGCCAAGTATAATTGGCCTGAAGCTGGCTTTACTTTTCGATGTCGGTCGCTTGGTTGGCCAGACGGGGTTGCGTTTCCCACCCTGCGCAGATTCGCCCTTGATAGCCCAGACGCGGCGCCCAAGGCGATCTTTGCAGAACTCATAAACCTTTTGCGTGTGGTGACCGCCGGAGTCCATACATGCAGCCAGAATATTCAGCCCTCGCCCGTCGCCGCGTCGCCATATCTGTTTCAGGTACGCATCGAGGCGCTTCCAGGGTTCCTCAGTCTCCAGATCGCCATAAATGACGTCATGCGCAACTGACCACGATTCCTCGTCCCGCCCCCAGCCAGTGATCGTGATTTCGAATCGGTCATCCTGGGTATCGACGCCCGCAGTTAACAATGCCACGCCATCAGGAACGACGGCCGGGAAGACTTCACGGCGCGCCAGCAGGACATCAACCGGGAGCTGTTTCCCGTGGTTAGGCCGGTGCGGCAACCCCATCTGGGTGTTCCACCAGGCCTGTTCCTTATCCGGATCCCCTTTCGCATCGAGGTATTTCTTTGCAATGTCCGATGGCTTGTCTTTTTGCCAGGGACTGAAGAGTTTTGACGCCTGGTACCCGGCGTGGTGATTATCCAGCGCCTCAGCCCCGCAGTCCGGGCAAATCGCCCGGTATACGGCATGCCGTTCCGACTCTGACCAGCGCCAGACGGCATCAACACTGCCCTCGTCTCCTTCATGCCATTTCTGGTCGTATTCCATTAATGGTGAATGGCGGGAACCACAACATTCAAACGGTTTGGTCTGATGCCAGCGGATTGTCTGTAATGCCCGCAGACGCTCACCCTCTGACCAGCCAGCACCACAACATTCACAATGGATCATGGCCGCTTTGGTCAGGTGCTTATCACCTTCTTTTGGCCATTGAACATGTTTGAAGAAATCAAGGAACTGTCGGTGCCCGCAATGGGGGCAAACTACAGAGGCCCGCCGCTGATCTGAATCTTCGTAACTGTCAGCAATCCGGCTTTCATCTTCGATCGTCGGCGAGCAAGCCCGCACAGACAGCCAGTTAAGGCCAAATGTGGCGGTTCGCTCTTCCGCCAGAGCAATGGGATCGCCCTCGCGGGTAATCGGGTATTTATCCACCTCATCTGCCAGCAGAACACGGATCGGACGGCGCGCAAGGTTATCTGGACTACCGGCGCCGGCCAACGCCAGAAATCCGCCCGTGAAGGCTTTATACAGAATGGTTTCTTTCGAACTCTTCTGCTTTGAGTCACCTATGATGTTACGCAGGACAGGAGTTACGCGAACCAACGGGCTGATTCGCTCTTTGGAAAACTGCTCGGCGGCTTCTTCCTTCGGCTGCAGGAGCAAAATCGGGCATGGATCGAGGTGCGCGAAATAACCAAACAGGTTTTCCAGTAGCGCGGTTTTCATTAACTGGGTACAGCACATCACGGTGATAATGTGGACGCCCGATTCCGTCGCGGCCAGCATAGGACCGCGGGCAATTTCAACCGTTGATGTTTCCCAGTTCCCGGAGGTACTGCCAGCTTCTTTCGCCAGCTTCCGGTAGTCATCGGCCCATTGAGGGACGCTGATACGTGGTGGTGGTGTCCACCCTTTCCGGACACTCAGTTGAAGACGCTCAATCTTCCGCTGGGTTAAACTCTGGTTCTCCGAGGACTGAGATATGTTTGTGGACATGTTCAATCAGCACCTCTGTCATCCTGTCCGCCGGCACATTCAGATCGGCGGCTATCAGCGGTGCCACGCGTGAAGGCCAGTTCAGCCAGGCATCACGCTGCTGGCGAAAGGCGTTAAACAGAACCTCCTCGGCGATGGCCAATTCAATTGTCTGGCCGCTGTCTTTTTCATACTGGAGCTTTGCCTGCATGGCCATGTAATTTTCACGGATCCGCGCGGCCTCTTCCCTGGAAAGGGCTGCACCTTCTGTAAGCATTATCTGGCGAACGGTTTCATCAATTTCATCGTCGCCATCATTCCGGGGTGCTGGGGCTTTTTTCTTCTTCGCGTTTGATGCCCGCGGATCTTTTCCATCACGGTTTTTCTTCAGCGCGGCATCGCTCGCCTCAACATCAATCAGGTCGCCATCCATGACGATAAACCGACCAGCCTTGATCCATCGGCCAATAGTCTTGCGATCGACGCCTGAATGTTGCGCGTACTGACTCTGGTTCATCGTGGTCATGGGACATCACCTGGGACATTTTTGGGGTGGGACATTTACCTGGGACATTTTTTCAATGTCCCACACGAATGTCCCACTGGAATAAATGGAATAATCCGTGCTGGCTCTGGCGTGGCTGGCGATCCCTTGGGGTGGGACATGGGACACAAAATAAAAGTTTGTAGCTAGGAAAACACTGCGGCGCGCAATGCCCGTGCTTTACAAAAGTCTCAGGAAGGACCCAAACCCTATGGGGTAGGTATTCAGGTCATTTTGCCGTTCGAATCGCTTCCTCAATCGCCCTACTCAGCGCGCCGGGCATTAAGCCGGCTGCCATTGATCGTGAGCGGTTCATGTAGTCAAGCGTAGGCGTAACAGGTAGAGCATCACCAAACCTCACCAGCAGCTTAGGAGCACGCTGTTTCCGCTTTGGTCTGCGCGTACCATTCGCTGAGCGCCGGGCTCGTTTCTTTTTCGCCTTCTTCGGTTTACGCCTCTGCCAGACAGCATCAACACCATTGACCTCACCTACGAACACATTCGGCTTCGCTTTCAACTGCGACAGCTTATTTCGCGGCATGTTGCCGTATTTGTTCAGTTTGATGTTCTTTGGATTGAGCAGCGCCTGGCTGTTCAGTTTATGTTCACCACCAAATTCAAAGGGTTCGAGATATTCAGCGGCGACATCGCGCACAAAGACTTTTGCGCGGAGGTTGTTCTTTCTGGCGCCAGCAGAGCCCACTGAGTTGACGGTGAACGGCGTCGGCGATTCCAGTTTTCGCCCCAGTGCCACCTTTTGCGCTGCGGCGATATCCCTTACTACCGATGTCATGGCTTGCGCCGTGGCGAAAGGGATTTGCTTCTGCAGCTGCTTTAGCTGCCGGGATAAATCCTTAAGCGTTGACATGGTTTCCTCCAACATTATCGAGCCACCTCTGGAAGTGGCTCTGTAATGTCGATCAGCCAATCAGCAGTTCTGGCTGCGTCACCTGCATGATGTGCTCATGCTCGAGCTCCAGAACGCGCTTCTCTTTCTTCCGCTCGTTCATCAACCGGCTGCCGATTGTGCCTTTCAGCTTTGAGCGCGTTTCTTTGATGGCGTAGCGATGCTGCAATTCTTCACCCATCGCCATGCGCCGGTTTAGCTGCTCGGCCATCCAGTTGAAGGCATTGATGTAACACTCCTTCACTGCGGCAGCTGTTTTGCCAGTGAATCCCATCACTAGCATCATGCATCCGTCGCGGGTGATGTTATACATAGGCTGAACATCGCCATTTTTATCAATGAAATCAATGGGCGCAAAATTGCGCTGGGTGAAGTCATCGGAGCATTTCAGGTTACGTATGGCACGCAAAACGTCTTTGTGTCGCTTGCCAAAGTAATCCGCCACCTTGAGTGATGTGGTGATTATCTTGTTGTCGAGGGTCGTGACCATTTCGCGGAAGTCGAAGGCCGGAATAACTGACGGATTATTCATAGCGTCTTTACCTTTTAGAAAGTGAGCCTGTCTCACAGAAAAGCCGCCCGAGAGAGGTCGCCACCTATAACGGCATTTCTCAGGCTCGCTTACTGAAAGGCTCTCGTTAATATGCGCGTGAGATGCGCATTTACTGCGGACATAAAAAAGCCCCGCATCGCGAGGCTCATTAAATGGACTTTGTGATTTGCAAAAAAATTATTTCAGGCATTGCGCCCTGATGTATTCCTGCAGGTAGTTGACCTGTGCGGTTATCTTGTCGATTCCACTTCGGAGACGGTAATAATTGAGTTCAGCATCTGCTGTAAGTCTTGGGCTTTCTCCATCGCCCATGCCGCTGGCTCCGGTCGTTGACTTTGCACAGGTGGCGGCGACTTGCAGGCGCTTACGCCCAGCAGAAACATCAGCACGGAGACTTTCGATAGTCGCGTTAGCATCAGCAAGCTCCTTTGTGTATCTTGCGTCGAGTTCTGCTACATCACGTTGACGCTTCCGCATGTCAGCGATGGTGGCGTTCGCCTTCTCCAGTTCACTGGCCTTGTTATCGCGCTGCTCTTTGTAGGCGATTGCGTTATCACGGTAATGATTAACAGCCAATGACAGGCAGACGATGATGCAGATAACCAGAGCTGAGATAATCGCGGTTACTCTGCTCATACCTCAATCTCTCTGACCGTTCCGCCAACTTCTTTGAATTTTGCAATCAGGCTGTCAGCCTTATGCTCGAACTGGCCATAGCCAGCGCCCGGCAGTGAAGCCCAGATATTGCTGCAACGGTCGATAGCCTGACGAATATCACCGCGATCAATCATCGGTAAAGCGCCACGCTCTTTAATCTGTTGCAGTGCCACAGCGTCCTGGCTTTTCGGAGAGAAGTCTTTCAGGCCAAGCTGCTTGCGGTAGGCATCCCACCAACGGGAAAGAAGCTGGTAGCGTCCGGCGGCTGTTGATTTGAGTTTGGGGTTTAGCGTGACAAGTTTGCGAGGGTGATCGGAGTAATCAGTGAATAGCTCTCCGCCAACAATGACGTCATAACCATGATTTCTGGTTTTCTGCCGTCCGTTATCAGTTCCCTCTGACCACGCCAGCATATCGAGGAACGCCTTACGTTGATTATTGATTTCCACCATCTTCTATTCCGGCTTTTTTAGCAGCGAAGCGTTTGATAAGCGAACCAATCGAGTCAGTACCGATGTAGCCGATGAACACGCTCGTTATATAAGCGAGATTGCTACTTAGTCCGGCGAAGTCGAGAAGGTCACGAATGAACCAGGCGATAATGGCGCACATCGTTGCGTCGATTACTGTTTTTGTAAACGCACCGCCATTATATCTGCCGCGAAGGTACGCCATTGCAAACGCAAGGATTGCCCCGATGCCTTGTTCCTTTGCCGCGAGAATGGCGGCTAACAGGTCATGTTTTTCTGGCATCTTCATGTCTTAGCCCCAATAAGGGGATTTGCTCTATTTATTTAGGAATAAGGTCGATTACTGATAGAACAAATCCAGGCTACTGTGTTTAGTAATCAGATTTGTTCGTGATCGATATGCACGGGCAAAACGGCAGGATGTTGTTAGCGCGACCTCCTGCCACCCGCTTTCACGAAGGTCATGTGTAGAAGTCCGCAACGTAACTATCACTGATGAATTCAGGATAGCCAGTGGCTACGGCTCAGTTATGGTGCTGTTTAACGGACTTGAACCGCTACCCATTCGCTTACAAGGCGACCGCTCTATCATTGGAGCTAAAACAGCATGTTTGGCGGGACAGCGTGGACTCGAACCACGATAAGAAGGTTAACAGCCTTCCGTAATGACCTTTATACGACTGACCCAAATAAAAAAAGCCACCGTTGCAACTTAAGAGTTACTAACGGCAGCTTACCTTCTAATTATGGCTAAATGGATAATTGCATGTCAAGGCCTTTAACAGCAACATGCTTAACTTTCTCAACACGTTTACGCATTTTGAAAGCATTTTGCATTGGCTGGTACAAAACAAATAACGACGCTTTCAGGATGTCGTCAATTTCGTTTCTACAGGTTGCCAGTGAAGGTTTTCTCCATCCCTCGCCACCACGTCCACACATCTTGCGTGGCTTTGCAGTCGCGTGATAGTAGGATGCAATTGCTCGCTTAGATGAACCATGAGCATAGTAGCTGAGGAGGATGCCAAAGGCTTTTTTGTCAATGTACATGACGGAATCGACGACCTGAGAAATCAACATTCCATCATCATCATTACACATTGGCCTTGTCATAACTCTTCCCGGCTCTACGCTCTCCATGAACTTCGCTATTACGCTGCTCATGCGCTTTTCCAGACGACCTGAATAAACCCATGCGCCCCACAGTTCAAGCCAGCCATTCAGCCACTCGTGCTGCTCTTTGGTGAGTTTTAGTTCTCTTATGCCCATGCGCCTTCTCCCTGTACCTGAATCAATGTGAGGTTTCCGCAGAACACTGCGCCGGTATCGATATACATCTGGTTAGCGTATTTGAGAGGCTGGCGCGCCGGGGTATGCCCGAAAATAAACAGGTATGCACCGGATATTTCATTCACAATCCCATTCTGAGCCGCGCTCACTCGCTCACGATTCCAGATCACCTGTTCTGCATCGACGGGCCTGCCATACGCATATTCGTCGTGAGGATAGTCTGCATGGCAGATGACGAACTTCTTGCCGCCCTTCTCCACCTCGATGATGAGCGGAAGTGCTGCCGCCTTGCTGACCAGTGACTTCGCAAGGATCTGCTGTTCGGCATTGAGGTTGTAGAACCAACTACCACCGTTCTGCATCCAGTGCAGGATACTTCCGGCACCCATCACAGCATCCAGCATCATCTGCTCATGGTTGCCGCGCACCGCGCGGAACCATGGCTGATTAATCAGGTCTAGGCATTCGACGTTCTCGGTGCCGCGGTCGATGAGGTCGCCAACCGAAACCAGCAGATCCTGTGCAGGGTCGAACCCGACAGCGTCCAGCCGTTTCATCAGGTTGGTGTAGCATCCGTGCAGATCGCCAACTACCCAAATATTTCGGTATTTGCTGCCATCAATTCTTTCGTAGATATTCATGCAGCCTCACTTCTGCTGTTTCGCAGTTTTTTAAGTTTCTGTTGATACTCCGCCTTGATGGTCCTGCACTCTTCGACAGTCCAGCGATGGCGGTTATGGTTTGATTCGATTTCGTCTACTGCTTCCTGCCCGATGCGGCTAATCAGTTCGACGCGATACGGAACGAGATTTCCGCTTTTGTGCTGGTTGCACACCACGCATTGCTTGTGAATATTGCGTTCATCAAATCGGAGTTGAGGGGCCGCAGCAGTTGTCCGGTAATGCCCGGCATCCCACTGAGCAGACGTGAGCGTTCCGCACGAGATACATGGTAAGTCGCGGTCTCTTTCTCTGATGAAGGCGTTTACGGCTTGTTGGGCTTGTTTAATCCAGTAACTGCGGGGCTTTAAGGCGAGTTTTCGAATCTTCAGTTTATCTTTCTGTTTCTGCTCCTCTCGTCGTCGTTTCTTCTCTGCTGCTTTTTCCGCTTTTTTTCGCTGTTTACTTTGTAGTTTGAGTGCTAACTGAGTTCCGTGTTCCGGGCAGCACCACCACTGATTTGAGAATGCCGGGTGAAACCATTCCTTGCATATTTTGCATTTCCTTCGCGCTGGTTTAGCCATCGTCTTCTTCCTCGTACATTGAGCTATTCGGATCGCTCATCAGTTCTGCGCAGCAGTGCTCACACACGTGAACTTCCAGCACATGCAGCTTCTGACCGCAGTTAGCGCACGTTAAAGCCCGCTCGACGCTTTCTTTCTGGTATTGAAGAGATTGGGATGGACTAAGCATGGCTTTCACCATTAAAAAGTCGCTTGTAAGCATCAATGTCTCGTTTTGCTTCACCAAGCTTTCGTCTTAATTCCATGTTTTCTGATTCAAGCTTTTCCATATCTTGCTGGTATCGATCGCGGTGTTCTTTCCATGCTTTTCGATACGCCTTCATGTATGTCGTATTGGCCTTTCTCTTTGCCTGACGAACTGCGTGGTGGTTTTTCACAAACCAGTCAGGGTCGTTAAATGCTGCTCTGGCGCATGTATACCAATAATTTGTTGCCTCCCTGTTTAGCCAATAAATACTGATAAATGGCAACTGTATCGACACCATTTTTCGTTGAGATTCTTTCTCGCCAAACATGTGCCCTTTTTTGATGCTAAGGCCAAATCCAGGTTGAATTAAAAGCATTGTCATTTCCTCGCACGATGTCTTAGCCACCGGATATCCCACAGGTGAGCCGTGTAATTGAAGGTTTTTACGTCAGATTCTTTTGGGATTGGCTTGGGTTTATTTCTGGAGCGTTTCGTTGGAAGGTATTTGCAGTTTTCGCAGATGATGTCGGTGAAACTTCGTCGCTGTCGCCTCATGCCGCCCTCCTGACGCCCTGCCCGATCGCCATCAATGCCGCTTTGGATACGGTAGTAAACATCCGTCGAGGACTGATGAACGGTCGCCAAATCAGCAGCATGGAGCCTTTGCTGTTTCCCTTCTTCTCCAGCCCTGTCGATGGTTCGATAAAATTAATCCGTCCATCAGTGATAATGCGAACTTCGTCGACACTCTCCAGAGCCTTGCTGAACCATCCGACTGACATATCCTCTGGCACAAGCATAACTACCGTCTGTCGCTGTTGTATGCACTGCTCAGCGGCTTTTTCCACCCACGGCCTGATATTGCTGTACGGTGGGTTATTCCAGATTGCACCGTGGCTTACCCACTCAGAATTGAGCGCGTCGTCGGCCTCAGTTAGCCAGTGAGCACACAGAGCATTTTTGTCGCTCGCTGCCGAATCCAGCCAGAATCCAAACTCAATATCCAGTGCATCAAAAAGCCAAAGCGGCGTTTGCCAGCAGTCCTTGTCGTGCGCTGGCGTATTTGATTTGATAGTCATGCAGCCCGATCTCCCCATCTCGCTTTCCACTCCAGAGCCAGTCTCGCTTCGTCTGACCACTTAACGCCACGCTCTGTACCGAATGCCTGTATAAGCTCTAATAGCTCCGCAAATTCGCCTACACGCATCCTGCTGGTTGACTGGCCTATTACCACAAAGCCATTCCCGGCAAGGTTAGGAACAACGTCCTGCTGCTTTAATGCTGCTGTAAAAACGCACTTCCAGCTTTCTGCATCCAGCCAGCGACCATGCCATTCAACCTGACGCGAAACGTCACCAAGGCAAGCCCAAAGCTTCCGATTTTGGTCTAAGCTGCGGTTGCGCTCCTGAATGGTTACTACGATTGGTTTTGTTGGGTCTGGAAGGATTTGCTGGATGGCTTGAATGGCGTTCTGCTGATGGATGGGGCTTCTTAGTTCAAACGTTAGTTTCCTCATTGCTCACCTTCTGCACACATGGATTAATTAACGCCAAAATAGCTTCTGGTTTCTCAATAACATCGAACCGCTCACCACTTGCCATTCTTACAATCGTAATCCCGGCCTCAAATAGGGTTTCGATGTTGTCAGAGTTAACGTACAAGGGCTCATATGCACTTCTGGTGCTTTCTATCACGCCTGTGCTTGGTGGCTGATAGATGCTGCATTGCATGGTTAATTTTATAAATGGCATATACTCACTCCTTCACTTTGACTCCAGCAGCGCGGATGTTTTCCTCATAAGCATCCATTGCATCACCGAAGCCATTGGAATAATCAACAGTAAACCCTTTGGCTAATGCTTCTCTGCTGTTGATAAACTTTGGCGCGGTTATTTCAATAGCTGATCGCGATGCCTGCCACGTTTGCCAGTGGCCTTGAACATCGTCCATCACGTATTGACCACCAATATTACCGCTGCCAATTTCATGGTGATTTTCAGGGTAACGGATAAGGTCTGAAGATTCGCCTCCACGTCGCAACCAACTTTCTTCAAACTGCCTTCTTGATTCGTCCATCGGTACTTACCCTCAGTTCAACTCACAAAACGCCACGCCATTTTTGCTACAGCGACAGGCATAACACCGATAATCACCCAGACAAATGCAGCGCCAAACAACGTATACCATGGGTCTTTACCGTCATTCACAAGACGAATGTAGCTATGCAGAACAATAAAAAACGTCAGAAGAATCCATCCAACGCCAACGCATTTGAGTGCGACGAGCATAAACTCAGCCACGATTTACTCTCCCCCAAATAAAAAGGCCTGCGATTACCAGCAGGCCTGTTATTAGCTCAGTGATGTAGATGGTCATACGTCAGCCCCTTGTGCATATCGTCTGCCACGCGCAGCAGGTGCATTTGATGCTGTGCAAATCTGTCTGGCTTCATCCTGGTCACATGCAACAAAGTGTCCATTACAGAACCGCTGGTAAACCGTACCAAGTGAGCCAAAACGGTTTTTCGTCACGATGATTTCAGCAAATGGCGAGGCGCTACTGTTCTCGTCATATACCGCTTCCCGATAGAGCATGATGATTGAGTCTGCGTCCTGCTCAATGCTTCCAGAATCACGCAAATCTGCGTTTGTCGGACGTTTGTTTGGTCGCTTCTCAACATCGCGCGAAAGCTGACTCAGGGAGATAACTGGCGTTTTCAGGTCTTTCGCCATCGCCTTCAGGCTTCCGGAGATGTGAGCAATTGCGAGGTCGTTGCGGTCTGCTTTCGGCTTCTCAATCAGGCCAAGATAATCCGCCATGATGAGTGACAGGTTTGGATTTTCCTGTTTGTGCCGTTCTGCGATTGAGCGTATTTCTTCGACCGATAACCGCGAGGCATCGACTACCCATACATCCAAATCTGCAAGCTGACTCATGCCGTTAGCAACGCGCGCCCAGCCTTCGTCATCCATCGATGCAGGATTTCGCAGCACGCTAACCGACATCCTCCCGGCGTTGGCAATGCTTCGCTCTGCAATCTGCAATGCGCTCATTTCCATCGAGAAAATCAACACTCCGCGCCGGACGTCAGAACCAGGAATAACTCGGCTTGCAACGCCTTCGGCAATCTTCAGCGCCAGCTCGGTTTTCCCCATACCAGGACGAGCAGCGATTATCACCAGGTCTTCTGCGTTCATCCCTCCGGTGATGGCGTCAAGTTCTTCGATTCCGGTCTTCAGGGTATCTGACTCTTCTCCGTTCCTCAGACGCCTGTCAAGCGTGTCAGTGTAGTCAGTGATGATTTCCCCTAACCGTACAGGTTTAACCTCGTCACGGGGCTTTCTGATGGCTGAAAGACGCTTTACAAGTTCATCCATCGCCTGACTCGATGCGTCGATGGTTCCGCTCTGAATCTGTTCACGCATTTCATCCATGATTTCCAGTACCAGACGGCGGTGATAGTTATCCGCGACCATTCCGGCATATCCCTTCAGGTTTGCGGCACTCGGGCAGTTCTTACTGGTCATCAGGATTGACGTGAAATGCTCCTCTCCGCACGCCTCGGCAACCATCAGCGCGTCGATTAGGTTTCTGTTTCTCGCCTGCTTGCGGATAACCTCGAAGGCTTTCCGGTAGAGCGGAATTGAAAACGCTTCCGGCTCCAGCGTTGCCAGAACGTCACTGGCGGTTGGTGTTAATCCACCAATCAGCAGGCCACCGATAACGCTCGCTTCGATATCCTGTTTCATGCAATCCCCCTGTCTGCAAACTTCCCTTCCCGTACTCCCGTTAACGAATCTTCCCTCAGCAGGTAATCAAAATCTGCCGTCCAGCCCGTGTCGTTGTCTCCGAAGTAAAACGGCTTGGCCTGATGCACAAACGCCCTGACATACGCTCTGAAACCGTCCACGTTTGGCGTTTTCAGTTGCGGGATGATTTTCTTCAGGCGGCGTTTGCGTTTCTCGTTGACCGCAACAGCATGTGGAAGTCTGTCACCGACTTCGGTGTTGTAGGCGTTCAGGAAGGATTCGTAGTCGATTCGTTCTGCCTTGCGACGTTCAGGTTTAACCTGCCCATCGCCTCCCCCGTTAGGGGGTAAGGGGGTATTTGTATTTATTGTCTTTTGTATATTGTCTTTTGTGTTTAGCTGACTTGGCTTATACCCATTAGCCGACTTGGCTAATGTTTTATTAGCTGTTTTAGCTAATGTTAAGCTGTCCTGGCTAATCCACTGAGAAACCACCTTGTTCACTCCGATTTTCACGCCATCAGCAATGAGGAATTTACGCTCAATAAGCTGGCGCTTGGCAGCGCAAACATGAGTGTGATGAATACCTGTCATGGCTGCTATCTGCGTGTTTGTGAGTCGATCCATCGGCTTATTGAATCCGTATGTCTTGCGCATGATAGCGAGCATCACCTTCAACTGCCGGACGGTTAAATCAGCCATCAGCAGACTGTCGGTAATCTCGTTAGCAACGCGCATGAAACCATCTTCGGTATCTGCCACGCGATGCTCCACGACCTCCAGTTGAGGCCTGTAATCAGCTAACTTAACGACGCCCATGTTTCACTCCTGCTTTGGCTAGTCTGTAAACACCAACAAGGCGCTCTGCGAACGCCCTGTTATTTGCTGCGGCTACCACTAATCCCTCAGGTGAATCAGGGTGTCGAATCTCTTCTTTTTCCTGGTATTTCTTACGACGTTTTGTCATAATTACTCCTGTGGATTGATCCAGTCTTTCTACATCAGGCCTCAAAACTGTTCCCGCAGTCTTGAGGCTTTTCTTTTGTCAGCACCATGGCTACTTTCTTTGCCAGCTCCGCTAATTCCTCGTCTTCAACACCCCACTCCAGCACAGCCAGAAGCATTCCCATTTTGGGGATGAAGCTGTCTTTCCATCGCGAAATTTGCGATTCATTAATCCCTAACGCGTCGGCAACCTTTCGCTGACCACGTACAGCAATTCGATTCAGGATGTTGCTTGTAATTGCATTCGCTTTCTTGCGAGTACTTGTAAGTTGCATATGTAAGTATTTCCTTAGATAACAATTGATTGAATGTATGCAAATAAATGCATACACCATAGGTGTGGTTTAATTTGAGGCCCTTTTTCAGGGCTGGGATGTGTAAGAGCGGGAATGTCTTAAGCGGCTTTACCGCGTTTAGTTCCGTACTGTAACCAAACCGGATCACAGTTAAGCGCCATAGCAATCTCAAACAAGAAGCGCGGTCGCTTGGTTACTCCAGCTTCAATCAGTTGAATTGATTGCTGTTTAACACCGGCTTTGGTTGCCAGTTCGGTTTGCGTCATTTTTAACGCAATTCGCCTCTTCTTGAGGCGTTCAGAAAGAGTTTGCATATCGCCTCCATCAACAAACTTTCTTGTATTTTCATACAATGTATCTTGTTTGTCAAATACAGTTTTTCTTGTGAAGATTGGAGGTAAATAACAGAGGTGGCTTATGAGTATTTCTTCCAGGGTAAAAAGCAAAAGAATTCAGCTTGGACTTAACCAGGCTGAACTTGCTCAAAAGGTGGGGACTACCCAGCAGTCTATAGAGCAGCTCGAAAACGGTAAAACTAAGCGACCACGCTTTTTACCAGAACTTGCGTCAGCTCTTGGCGTAAGTGTTGACTGGCTGCTCAATGGCACCTCTGATTCGAATGTTAGATTTGTTGGGCATGTTGAGCCCAAAGGGAAATATCCATTGATTAGCATGGTTAGAGCTGGTTCGTGGTGTGAAGCTTGTGAACCCTACGATATCAAGGACATTGATGAATGGTATGACAGTGACGTTAACTTATTAGGCGATGGATTCTGGCTGAAGGTTGAAGGTGATTCAATGACCTCACCTGTAGGTCAAAGCATCCCTGAAGGTCATATGGTGTTAGTAGATACTGGACGCGAGCCAGTGAATGGAAGCCTTGTTGTAGCCAAACTGACTGACGCGAACGAAGCAACATTCAAGAAACTGGTTATAGATGGCGGGCAGAAGTACCTGAAAGGCCTGAATCCTTCATGGCCTATGACTCCTATCAACGGGAACTGCAAGATTATCGGTGTTGTCGTGGAAGCGAGGGTAAAATTCGTATGATCAGGATTGCGGCGCTACTCTCAATACTCTTAACTACCAGCGCCAATTCTGAATACTGGATTGTCACAAACCTGCACGGGTACGGGGCAATGAATGGCGATCGTTACGAGTTTACAAAAGACAGCACGGAAGATTCCGTTTTCCACGTAACAATAAATGGCGACAAATCATCAGTTTATGAATCAGTTTCTGGCATCTATCCAGAGATGAAATACACTGCTTTGTCATCGAATACTATGGTAGGAGAATACCAGTCTGGAGGAGGAATAACCGTTGAAACCTGGTCAATCACTACAGACAAAAAAGCTCTTTACTCCAAAGTAATGAACATCCCAGGCATGCAACAACTTACATCAACCAAATCCTTTGTTGGTGATGTAGTCGGAACCTGCAACCAGTAATCCCCACCTCAATCTCGATAACCAAAAAACAAACTATTTTCCGTTTAAAAACAATGGAGTTTGTTTTTTACGCCCCTTTTTTACAATATTTCTTGTTTACAACATACAATATTTCTTGTAATTTTAAGCCATCAGCAGGACGCACTGACCACCATTGAAGGTGGCGCTCTTAAAAATTAAGCCCTGAAGAAGGGCAGCATTCAAAGCAGAAAGCTTTGAGTAGCGCGAAATGCAGCTGCAAGACAGCAACCGTGGAGATAAGCATCACGGCGCGTTACTCAAAGCTAACTGACAGGAGAATCCAGATGGATGCACAAGCACGCCGCCGCGAACGTCGCGCAGAGAAACAGGCTCAATGGAAAGCAGCAAATCCCCTGTTGGTTGGGGTAAGCGCAAAGCCAGTTAACCGCCCTATTCTCTCGCTGAATCGCAAACCGAAATCACGAGTAGAAAGCGCACTGAATCCTATAGACCTTACAGTGCTGGCTGAATACCACGAACAGATTGAAAGCAACCTGCAACGTATTGAACGCAAGAATCAGCGCACATGGTACAGCAAGCCACGCAGTGAAATGAGTGTGACTTGTGTTGGTCGCCAGAAAATGAAATTAGGCAGCAAACCACTTATTTGAGAGGAATTAATATGTCATCAATCCGCTTAACTACGAGAATGAAAGAGGAAATCGCTCGTAACGCTTTAATTAAGTCTGGGGTTTTCACTGAACTTAAAGAAGTAACAAAGTTAAAGAACCAGCTTGCACTTGACGCCAGAGTTATTGCGTTTGGCGGTAAAAAGAAAACTGAGGAAGTGGATCAGTTATCATCCAGGTTAGTAGCTATAAGTGAAGAACTTGAAAAGATGGGATGTTCATTTTACTCATACGATGTTCGTTCTACTTCAATTTATCTGACTGTATCTGGCAGAAGGGTTGGATGGCATTCATATGGGAAAGACGGCAACGGCGAAGATATATTGCTCCCTACTCCGACCAAAGATAAATGCATGTTTAGCGCAGAACACGAAATAACAAAAAGGTTTGATGAAATCTGCGCATTGCAACAAAAACTTGAAGCCAAGAAAAAGGATATCGAATCAAATGTATGGGCTGCTTTGAACTCAGTCACAACAGTTAAGCGACTTATTGAAGTTTGGCCTGAAAGCAAAGAATTGCTACCAGAAGAAGCAGATAAAGCAAGTACAGCACTTCCTGCTTTACGGGTAGAAGATTTGAATAAGATGATTGGACTTCCTTCCGAGGCCGCATAGTCGGCCTTTACTTTTGGCATAAACAACAGAATAAACACTGCACTGTGTATTCATTCCAACGAGTGAATACACGGAGCAATGTCGCTCGTAACCAAACAGGAGCCGACTTGTTCTGATTATTGGAAATCTTCTTTGCCCTCCAGTGTGAGGGCCTTTTTATATGCATACCAATAACGCTTCACTCGAGGCGTTTTCGTTATGCAATCAAATATAAGGAGTTACCCATGATGCACTTTCAGCTCGCGGGTAGCGGCGTCATGTCCGCTTTCTACCCGCACGAATCTGAATTATCACGCCGAGTTAAACAATTAATCAGAGCAGCAAAGAAACAACTGGAGACGTTATGCGCAATGAAATAGCCATCAATCACCAGATGCTTCGTGCTGCACAGAACAAAGCAGTAATAGCCAGATTTATTGGTGATTCCAAAATGTGGCTTGAAGCAAATAAAGAGATGAAATCAGCTATCAACCTTCCATGGTATCGCAGGAAATGAGTTTTACAGATAACTGGTCAGACGAAGAATTCATTCGTCAGATGAAAGAATTAATCGGTAACGAAGGAGATATTCATGTCACTTGCAACCACAGTGAAGGAGAGCAAGTTACAGAGACGCATGTACACGCAGAAAGCTCTCTGGTATCGCCATAATGGCGACCGCGAAGGAATGCGGGTATGCCTTAATATGTCCCGAGTCGAAGTATTAAATCAGCGTTATTTCCTTGGGCCGTGTCCATTCTGAGGTGAATTATGGATTTGAATAAATTCGATGAGCCATTCAGCCCTGAAGATATCGAATGGCGAATACAGCAAAGCGGTAAAACACGCGATGGAAAGGTGTGGGCTATGGTGCTAGCTTATGTCACGAACAGGGCAATCATGAAACGCCTGGACGATGTTTGCGGCAAAGCAGGATGGCGCAATGAATACCGCGATATTCCCAACAACGGCGGAGTTGAATGCGGCATATCAATCAAGATTGATTCCGAATGGGTAACCAAATGGGATGCTGCTGAAAACACGCAGGTAGAAGCCGTAAAAGGTGGTCGTTCCGGTGCAATGAAGCGTGCTGCCGTTCAGTGGGGAATCGGTCGGTATCTGTATAACCTTGAGGAAGGTTTCGCACAAACATCTCTCGATAAAAAGCAGGGGTGGCACAGGGCAAAACTGAAGGATGGAACAGGATTTTACTGGCTCCCTCCATCGCTGCCGGGATGGGCAATCCCAGCATCAGATAACAAACCATCACCAGAAAATACCAACCAGAAATCTCCATCGGTTGACTGCGAACAAATCCTGAAAGACTTCAGCGATTATGCGTCAACAGAAACTGACAAGAAAAAACTCATCGAGCGTTATCAGCGTGACTGGCAATTAATGGCTGGCAATGAGGAGGCGCAGGCTAAATGCGTTCAGGTAATGAACATCAGAGTTAACGAACTAAAACAGGCGGCATAAATGGCAAGCAGAGGCGTAAATAAGGTGATTATCCTTGGTCGGGTAGGACAAGACCCGGAAGTTCGATACTCACCATCAGGAACAGCGTTCGCTAACCTGACAATAGCCACGTCAGAACAATGGCGAGATAAAAATACTGGCGAGCAAAAGGAATTGACTGAATGGCACCGCGTGGTAATGAGCGGGAAACTGGCAGAAATTGCCAGCGAATATCTGCGAAAAGGCTCTGAGGTTTATCTTGAAGGTAAATTGCGGACAAGAAAATGGCAGGATCAAAGCGGACAGGATCGGTTCACTACCGAAATCATCGTGGGCGTTGGTGGAACCATGCAAATGCTTGGTGGCAAGCAAGGAGGCAATGAACAGTCTTCACCTCAGCGAAATAACGGTCAGCAACAAAGACAGCAACCTCAGCAGCAGGGAAATCACAGCGAACCACCTATGAACTTCGACGATTCGGATATTCCGTTCTAGGAGCTGAATATGAAAATCTGCTCAAGATGCCATCAACAGAAGGAAGAAAGGGACTTTCAAATCAGAAGAGCATCCAGAGATGGATTAACTGCCGCTTGCCGGGCTTGCCTGGCTGAATACGACAAAGAACGCGCTGGATTGCCACATCGAGTATCAGCAAGGAGAGAATATCAATCATCGGAACGCGGAAGAGAACGGTGTAACGCAGCCAAAAAGCGGTTCATTCAGAGCAACCCATGGAAAAGAAAAGCCCACATCATTGTGGGTAATTTTTTGCGCGACGGTAAGCTAATCCGACCACCACAATGTGAGTGCTGCGGATCAGAATGTAAACCACAGGCGCACCACTGCGACTACAGCAAACCAACCGATGTGATGTGGCTCTGCAAGTCATGTCATGCCGAGTGGCACAAACATAACAAACCTATCTACCCAGACGAGGAACCAGTAACTCTCCCCTTCCCTCGTCACGCTATTCACGCAATTTAATCAGGAGAAAATCATGCCAGCGCCTCAGTATGGTGCGGATGACCCGCGCCGCTGTTCCGGCAAATCCGTATCGGAGGTGCTGGATAAATTCAGAAAAAACTACGATCGGATAATGTCGCCACCACAGGAAACGAAAGAGGAAAAGGAATTTCGCCACTGTATATGGCTTGCAGAGAAAGAAGAACGAGAGCGAATTTACCAGACATCAATCCGACCATTCCGTAAATCCACATATACCCACTTCCCTGAATATATCGACCCGCGCCTGCGTAATTACCGCTCACGCTATGGCGCTATCAGTAATGACTGAGGAATTAACAATGAAAACAATGAAGCTAAACATCGACCTCGGAAAATACGTTATTACCGGAACCAAACACGATCTGATTCTTAGCGAAAGAGGAATTATCAAAGAAGGCGAGAATGCAGGGAAAGAAACACTAAGCCGTATCGGTTATTACAGCAAGTTTGAGCATCTGGTTAAAGAATTATGCAACCGTGAAATCCTGTTATCTCAGGCGCAGACGCTACAGGATATTCAGCAGCATATCGAGACTTTAGGTGTGTCACTTAGCATGGCCGTTGACCAGTTCGTGGAGAGTAAATCATGAGAGGACTTGCATACAATCCCGGCATTCTTCCGGCAGAAATGATTATTCGCCAACGCGTAAAGCCAATGCCATCGAGAGAGGAATTGCTTAAGAGAAATTCTTTTCCATCAGTGAATCAAAACAAATATCTGAATGCGATGTGGCGCAAAGGAGGCAAGCAGTGAGTGTATATCTCATTGATAAACGTCGACGTGGGCAACAAATACCACCTGTAGGAATTCCGAATCACACATGGTTTTGCGTACTTGATATCGATGGTATGGATGCGTTGGTTGACACTCGTCATTACTGCGATACCGCAACAGCTACTCCGGCGAAAGCAAAGAAAATGGCTGCTCTGATAGAAAACTGGACTCCACCTGATGGTTGGTGCAATGGGAATGATCGAGATTGGCATGAAAAAATGAAGGGCTATATCTGCGATTTCTTACGTAAATGCAACGGATTCAGGGTGATGTGACATGAACAAGATTGACTATCAGGCACTGCGTGAAGCGGCAGAGAAAGCCGGTGAAGATAAGTGGCAGGCTAAAAAAATAAATGGTGATTTTTTTGTTATTCGTCACGGTAGTTATACAAGACAGCATGGCTACACATCGTATCAACCCATTGCGGAGATTGATTGTAAGCCAGTCCGGGATTTTGTTGCCAAGGCTAATCCGGCTACCGTGCTGGAATTACTGGATGAACTGGAAGCAGCAAAAAAGCGCATTGCAGAACTGGAAGCGCGGGAAATATCGCTCCCGGAACGTAGCAGCATGCTTCATCGAACAGATTTTCACGATGATTACCAAACGGTAATGGCATACAAAGTTTCTGAAGTCATCGCTGCAATCCGCGTCGCTGGCATTCGCATCAAAGGAGAGTGATATGGCAACTTTGACAAAAAAAGAACAAGCATGGTTGAGCGAATTACAGGACGTTCTTGATCGCTGCCCATCACCGAAAAAAATTGGTTTTTACACCATTGGCGATAAAAGCATTTACCTGTATGACCTGCGCCGCATGGATGAAATCATGGAGGCTCTTGATAATCGTTCGTCGATGGATTGGTGTGTTGCTGTCCATGATATGAATGCAGGGTTTGATGAAAAGATTTTGTTCCCCTCATCAGTTGAAAGCACTGCGGGTTAAGGAGTAACACATGACCACTATTACCAAAGAACGTATTGAATTGTTCATTAAAAATCCGCTTTATAACGGGCTTACCCGTGGCGAACAAATGGAACTGGCACGGATTGCACTGGCATCGCTGGAAGCAGAGCCTGTAAGCCAAACTTACAACTTGCCAGAATTAATCGAAGGCATGGAAGTTTCCATTGATGTAAGCACTTGTGATGCTGATTTCGGTAATCGCTATTTCGGCACCGTCACCGAGGCGTTAGAACTTGATACAGCCAAGAATGGTTACATCCTCCTGGTTCAGGACGCAGAGCCAAACTTCGATGTAAATGGCAACTCTCCGGTAACTCCGGATGGTTGGATAAGCTGTAGTGAGCGAATGCCAAACGAAGAAGATGTTTTGGTTTATTGTTCAGACACAAAAGAGCAGATGGTAGGGTTTCACAAAGGTAAAGGGTTATTTCAATTCTTTTACATGAACGGTGTTGAGGGGGTATGTGAGCCGTCACACTGGATGCCGCTACCAGAACCGCCGCAGGGGGTTAACCGTGGTTAACCTTCAACTTGCCGTCAAAGGTGAATAACAATCCTCGCACTCGCGGGGATTTCTTTTATCTGAACTCGCTACGGCGAGTTTTGTTTTATGGAGACAAGAAATGTCAGATTTGGCTATGAAGGTTTTGAAATGGCAATCGACTGGCGATGTCGGCATCAGTAGCGCAACTCTTGCCTCAATCGCATGTGGACTGAAAAAGAATATCTATGGTCATCACTTCGGCGCTCCACATGACGCAGCCGATTTCCGGCGATGCGTTGCGCTTGTCGAGCAGATTCCAGAAATCAGAGATTCATTCGACAAGGTTGCAAAGCGCGTTCCGGCATTCAAAGGAATCCTCAACGAATGGGATTCACTCGTTGCCCTGTTGAAGTCTGAAATGAAGATACACGGAAACAAAGCACCACAGACTTACAGAAGAATCAGCGAGCTACGCAAGGACTAACGCCTCACACTCGATGAGGCATTTTCATTTATCAAGATATCCAGACCTACCATCGCCGCATCAATGCGGTTTTTTATTGCCTGATTTGCAGGTTCGATTCCCTATTCGGAGATAGCACTCATGCAACACGAACTACAGCCTGATTCACTGGTTGATTTGAAATTCATCATGGCTGATACTGGCTTTGGTAAAACCTTCATCTATGACCGGATTAAGTCCGGCGACCTGCCAAAAGCCAAAGTTATCCACGGTCGAGCAAGATGGTTATATCGTGACCATTGTGAATTCAAAAATAAGCTCTTAAGCCGCGCCAATGGGTAAAATAGCGGGTAAAATATTTCTCACATCTAAAAAACACCATTCCAATCAATCCCCTGCTGCTTCAAGTAGATGTCTGCAGGGGACACCAGATACCCTTCAAACGAAATCTACCTTCACCCCGTAAAAGATGGGTTTGGCAGCACACTTGCCTTATATCTACTCATTTTTACTGCAACAGGTTGAAATCTCAGCACTGTCAGAAAGCGCTGATGACTAAACAGCCCTGGGCCGGGCGATGTAACCATCACACAGAATCCTGATAGCGAAATATGGCGTGACTCGATACTTCACTCCGCAATGCATTCCTTGATGAATTCGCAGGACCGTGATACACGGGACAGGTCACTGAATGACGACAATGTCCTGGAAATCAGCGAACCGCGCATCTGAAGTACATTTGAGCGACTGTACCAGAACATGAATGAGGCGTTTGGATTAGGCGATTATTAGCAGGGCTAAGCATTTTACTATTATTATTTTCCGGTTGAGGGATATAGAGCTATCGACAACAACCGGAAAAAGTTTACGTCTATATTGCTGAAGGTACAGGCGTTTCCATAACTATTTGCTCGCGTTTTTTACTCAAGAAGAAAATGCCAAATAGCAACATCAGGCAGACAATACCCGAAATTGCGAAGAAAACTGTCTGGTAGCCTGCGTGGTCAAAGAGTATCCCAGTCGGCGTTGAAAGCAGCACAATCCCAAGCGAACTGGCAATTTGAAAACCAATCAGAAAGATCGTCGACGACAGGCGCTTATCAAAGTTTGCCACGCTGTATTTGAAGACGGATATGACACAAAGTGGAACCTCAATGGCATGTAACAACTTCACTAATGAAATAATCCAGGGGTTAACGAACAGCGCGCAGGAAAGGATACGCAACGCCATAATCACAACTCCGATAAGTAATGCATTTTTTGGCCCTACCCGATTCACAAAGAAAGGAATAATCGCCATGCACAGCGCTTCGAGTACCACCTGGAATGAGTTGAGATAACCATACAGGCGCGTTCCTACATCGTGTGATTCGAATAAACCTGCATAAAAGACAGGAAAAAGTTGTTGATCAAAAATGTTATAGAAAGACCACGTCCCCACAATAAATATGACAAAAACCCAGAAGTTTCGATCCTTGAAAACTGCGATAAAATCCTCTTTTTTTACCCCTCCCGCATCTGCCGCTACGCACTGGTGATCCTTATCTTTAAAACGCATGTTGATCATCATAAATACAGCGCCAAATAGCGAGACCAACCAGAAGTTGATATGGGGACTGATACTAAAAAATATGCCGGCAAAGAACGCGCCAATAGCATAGCCAAAAGATCCCCAGGCGCGCGCTGTTCCATATTCGAAATGAAAATTTCGCGCCATTTTTTCGGTGAAGCTATCAAGCAAACCGCATCCCGCCAGATACCCCAAGCCAAAAAATAGCGCCCCCAGAATTAGACCTACAGAAAAATTGCTTTGCAGTAACGGTTCATAAACGTAAATCATAAACGGTCCGGTCAAGACCAGGATGAAACTCATACACCAGATGAGCGGTTTCTTCAGACCGAGTTTATCCTGAACGATGCCGTAGAACATCATAAATAGAATGCTGGTAAACTGGTTGACCGAATAAAGTGTACCTAATTCCGTCCCTGTCAACCCTAGATGTCCTTTCAGCCAAATAGCGTATAACGACCACCACAGCGACCAGGAAATAAAAAAGAGAAATGAGTAACTGGATGCAAAACGATAGTACGCATTTCTGAATGGAATATTCAGTGCCAT